CCTTTCAAATACTTGAAGGGCAAAAAAAAAATAGACCAAAAGTTAAATTTGAAATATTCAAAACAAGAGATAAGTCAATATGGAGAATCTTTGCTAAACACCACTATTTAAGTCACAGCCATAACAATGCAGCACATACTTATGTGGCTTATGTAAATGAACAAATAGCAGGATTTATAAGTATATTACATTTGCCTAATAAAAAACCTAATTTAAAAAAAGTACACAGACTGGTGATATTACCTGATTATCAAGGAATAGGAATAGGGGGAAGGTTATTAGATTTTATAGCAAAAAAATATACAGATGATAAATTTGTAATGGGAATAACAACGTCAGCTCCAAGTTTAATTTTTTCACTAAAAAGACATAAAGATTGGAAATGTTACTTTTTTGGAAGAAATACAGGAAAACAAAAAATGGTAGGATTTAACAAAACAAGCACAAAAAATAGAATAACAGCAGCATTTAGATATATACAAAATGGAACAAAATAGAACACAAATCGCAAAGAAACAAATGTTAAAAGCACTAGAGTCAAGCTTAGGAGTGGTAACAACAGCTTTAAAATCAACAAATTTATCAAGAACTAATTATTATAAATGGTTGAAAGAAGATGAAGAATTTGCGCAAAAAGTAAAAGATGTTGATTTAATAGCTAAAGACTTTGTCAAATCTAAATTCTATGAATGCATAAAAGACAAAGTGCCATCTGTTGTAATACACGGAGCAAAGAATATTTTAGGTATGAATGAAACTAATAAAATAGATGTAACATCAGGAAATGAGCCAATACATACACCACTTATAACATTTTACAAAACTGAGACTGAATCATAAATACAACCCATTATTTGAATCTGACTGTAGGTATTTTATTATAACAGGAGGGAGAGGATCAGGAAAGTCATTTGCTGTTACAGTATTTTTAACACTACTTACAATGGTAAAAGGCATAAGGGTTTTATTTACAAGATTTACAATGGTATCTGCTCATCTATCTATAATACCTGAATTTTTACAAAAGATTGGATTGCTTGGTTATGATAATAATTTATTTTTTGTAAATAAAGCTGAAGTAATAAATACAAAAAGCAACAGTGATATTTTATTTAGAGGAATAAAGACAGCTGCAGGGAATCAAACAGCTAGTTTAAAGTCATTACAAGGAATAAGTTGTTGGGTGTTAGATGAAGCAGAAGAATTAATTGATGAAAACACTTTTGATACAATTGACCTTAGTATTAGACAAAAAAATATACAAAATAGAATCATACTAATATTAAATCCTGTTACTAAAGAGCATTGGATATATAATAGATTTTTTGAAAGTAAAGGAGTAGAAGGTGGTTTTAATGGCGTTAAAGACAATGTATGCTATATACATACTACATACCTAGACAACATAGATAACCTCTCTAAGAGCTTCCTAGAGCGTATTAAGGCTATAAAGCATAGTAACTTCAAAAAATATACACACAAAATACTCGGGGGTTGGTTAGACAAAGCAGAAGGGGTGGTGTTTGAGAATTGGAGTATAGGGGAATTTAATCCTGATGGGTTACAGACTTCTTGTGGGATGGACTTTGGATTTAGAATTGATCCTGACAGCTTAACAGAAGTTGCAATAGATAAACGAAAGCAAAAGATATATTTAAAAGAACATATATATAAGAATGGGCTTAAATCACAGGAACTTGCTCAAATTGTTTTAGACAAAGTGGGTGACAAACTTATAATAGCTGATTCAGCAGAACCAAGACTAATAGCAGACCTAAAGCATTTAGGAGTTAACATTAAACCTGTAAAAAAAGGAACTATTGAAAGTGGTGTAACACGAATGCAAGATTTTGAATTAATAATAACTCCTGAATCAACTAACATAGCTAAGGAGTTGAACAATTATATTTTTGCAGATAAGGGCTCAAAGCTATATGTAGATAATTACAACCACGCTATTGATGGTGTGAGATACAATGTAATATATCATTTAGATAACCCTAATGCAGGGAAATATTTTGTACAATAAAAAAGGGGTGATAGATAAAATCTACCAACCCCTCTAACTAAAATGAAACACAAAAACTAGGCAAATATACACATTAAACTAAATTAAACAAATTTCTATTATATAATATACTATGAAGATTAAGATTAAGAAGAAGGGCAAGATTAAGGAGTTCAAGTTAATTAGTAGTTGGTCAGATGTAAACTTAGAAACGTGGATAAAACTAATTGACTTTCAAACAGGCAGTAAGACAGAAGAAGCAGAAAATACAATAGCAACTCTGTCAAATGTGCCTAAAGACTTGATTAAGAAGTTAGAATTAAGTGATGTTGCTACTATATTAAGTGTGGTGGCCGAGCTTCAAGAAGGGCAAGATAGTTCTTTAAAAAAGATAATTGAAATAGAAGGCAAGAGATATGGTTTTCATCCTGATTTGGATTCAATTACTCTTGGTGAGTTTGCAGATATTGAAACATTCATCAAGACAGATATTCAAAAGAACCTACCAGAGTTAATGGCGGTTCTTTATAGACCAGTTTTAAAAGAATCAAAAGGGGGTGTTTATACTATTGAAGCTTATGATGGGGATATAAGTATAAGGGCAGAGGAAATGAAGAAGATGTCAGCAGAGCAAGTGCAATCAGCACTGGTTTTTTTTTATCATTTCGTAAGCGTATTGTTACTAACTTTTCCATCATATTTGACACAACAGCAGAAGGAAACGACACAGCAATAGCAACAGAATCTTTTGCAGAGAAGTGGGGGTATTTTGGTTTAATGTATAGATTGACAAATGGAGATATTTCAAAATTAGACACGATAACAAAACTTGGTTTAATAGAAGCATTTACTTGGTTGAGTTATGAAACAGATTTAGAATCACAAAATAAAGTAAAAAATGGCACTCAGTACCAATAAGACATACAACAATGTAGTTCACACAGTTTGCAGAATGGGCGAATATCACGATCAAATATCAACTGTATCAGTTGGAGATATTTATGAAATTGATATGAATAAAAACACACTTTTTCCTTTGCTGCATATTAATCCTACTTCAGTTGATACAGGAGATAGTCAGTTAAACTATAACTTTCAAATCTTTATAGCTGACTTAGTTTCTGAAAAAGATAATTGGAAAACATACCAAGCACAAGGACTGACTAAATTGGTAGACCCTAAAAATAACGAACAAGAGGTATGGAATCAGACTTTAGAAATATGTACAGATATTATCGGTATGTTAAGACATAGCACAAGACAATCCTTAGTAGGAGTGAATGATATTAACGCACCACTTTACTTTACAGAAGATCAATTTAATATAGAGCCATTTCAAGAAAGGTTTGACAATCTTTTATGTGGATGGACTTTTACAATAGGAATTAAAGTTATGAATGACTTTCAAACTTGTACAATTCCTGTTACAGATGCAGGTGCAGGATATTAATGAAATTTAAGATAGGCAAATTTAAGATAGAAATAGGTTTTTTTAAAATAACAATAAAAATATAATAATGGCAGATTTAACAGTAACAATTTCAGAAAGCGTAACCGTGAATGGAGCGTTAAGAGGTTCATCAAATACAGTTGCAGTTTCAAGTATCATAGATACATTTGAAAGGGTTGTGACTTGTCCTCACTCACAAACAACAACCATTGGAACATTTGCGACAAATGTGTATGATAGTGCAGGAGCAATAGATGCTCAGGGCGTTAAGTATATAAGAGTAACAAATTTATCATCAGTAAACGATTGTGAATTAGGTGTAGTAGGAGCAGCTTCAAATTATACAATTCTATTACCTTCACTCAACTCACATATAATAGCAAGAGCAGATGATGTAATGGTAGCAGAAGCAGATGCAGTTCCTAGTTATGGAGCTTTAGCAGATATTGCAAAGCTAGAGATTAGACCAACAGCAACAAGTGATTGTGAAATAGAAATATTTGTAGCTACTACCTAATGAAGTCTAAGAACATAGTCAAGTATTTAAATAGTTTTGGAAAGTATGTAGTGAAACAATCACGTACTAATTTAACCAAAGGCAAAAAAAATGCAAATAAAGGACTATACAATTCTATTGAATTTAAAGTAATTGCTGACAAAAAAGGATTTACAGTTCAATTTTCTATGGAAAGCTACGGAAAGTTTGTTGACAAAGGTGTTTCAGGAACAGATAAAAAACGTACTTACAAAGATTATTCAGGCAAGACAGTTCCTAGTCCCTATAAGTATAAAAGCGAACAACCTCCAAGTTCAATTATAGAGAAGTGGATTAAAACAAAAGGGTTAAGAGGTAGAGTAGATAAAAAGTGGAAAGGCGCAGGAAATAGAGGAGGGCAATTTATAACTGACAAATCTTTTGCTTTTTTAATAGCAAGAAGTATTAAAGAAAAAGGAATTAAAGGCATAAGCTTTTTCCAAAGACCTTTAGAATTAGGTATTAAGAGATTAGGTAACAATATACTAAGAGGAATTAAAGAAGATATAACACAAGTTTTAAAAGATATAAATTAATATGGCAACATCAACAATAGAGCAACGTCCATTTTTTAACTACTTACCAGTAGGAATAGAGCAAATATTTACAATTTCAAATCAACAAGCAGTTGCTAATCAACAACAAGTTAAATTTATAGCAGACATACATATTGGCACACAAATACCTGATCCAAATACTACAACATATTTAGTAGGAACTTTCAAAACAACACCTAATGGAGCAGGTGTAGGAATGTTTAATGTTAGAACTGTAATAGAGAACTATGTTAAAGCTGATAATTTGGCAGCAGCTAATAGTACATACAAAGGAGTTACAACTACTGCTAGACTTACACATCCAGTACATTTAATAGATAAATTCTCTTTAAATGATAATAC